GTGATCGAGGCCGCTGCGGGCAAGATCGTCTGGTTCATCCTCAACCAGCTTGAGGAAGCAACCTTCACCTCGCCGCCCATCGTCACTGCGGGCGGAACCGGCACCACGCGTCTTGCCGACGCCCTCACCATTCCGGATTTTGCGGCGCTGGCGGCGGCGTTCGGGTTTGCGGACGGGTTCACCGTCAAATCGAGGGTCTACTTCGATCCCGCAATTACGGTGACGCAAGGCATATGGGCATTCGGCGCAGACAGCGGCAACTATGTTCAGGGCTACATTGCCGGCGGCGGGCTGCCCCGTTTCCGTCTTGCAACCTCCGGCACGACCCGTTTCACACTGACGGCAGGCACCTGGCTCACGGCCGGGTGGAAGGATGTCGAGTGCCGCGCGATCGATGGAGCATGGCAGATCATCGCGACCGATCTGGCCGGGGCGAGCGATGCGTCGAGCTTCGCCTTGCCTGCTCTTTCCGTCGGCCAGATAGGCCGCATCCTGTCGGGGACCGGCTTTGAAATGAACGGCCCGATTGGCGAAATCCGGGTGGGGAGTGCATCATGAGCGAGCTTCACCATTACCCGATCCGGGCTGCGGGCCGTGAGGCTCTGCTCGATCTGCTCGATGTGGCCCAGGCTGGGAAAGGTAAGCCTTTCCTGATCGTGGACGAAAACGGCGAGCGAAACGTCGATCCCTCGCGCATCCGCTATCCTTACGAGGAAATGACGGAAGACGAAGAACCCGCGCCCACGGGCTTCTGGCTCTGCGAGGTTTGGCTGACCGAGCCAGACGCGGAACTAGCGGCCATTGCGGAGCCGAGCTGATGCCAGCGGTCGAGTTGCGCAGCCTGCCGCCAGAGGAAGCGATCCGCTACTTCGAGGGGAAGGGCTACAAGATCGGTTTCTCCTGGCAGGACACGTGGCAGGAGGAACATGCCAGGGCATTCACCGTCGCCAAGGCGATGAACTACGACATCCTCCAGGACATCCGGCAAGCAATGGACGCCGCGATCCGCGACGGAACGACCTTCGCGGATTTCAAGGCGAGGCTGAAGCCGACGCTTCAGGAGAAAGGCTGGTGGGGCAAGCAGCGCATGCTCGACCCGCTCACTGGCGAGGAGAGCCTTGTGCAGCTCGGGTCGACGCGCCGGCTGCAGACGATCTTCGACGTGAACATGCGGACAAGCTACGCGGCGGGAAACTGGGAGCGCATCCGAGCGGACCAAGGCCGCGCGGCCCTACCTCGATGTATGTCGCCGTGCTCGACGGCCGGACCCGGCCGCAGCACCGCGCCTGGCACGCGATCATTCTGCCGGTCGACCATCCGTTCTGGGAGACGCACTATACCGCCCAACGGGTCGGAAATGCCGCTGCACGGTGCTGCAGCTCTCCCAACGCGATCTCGACCGCGACGGGTTGAAGGTGTCGACCGACGGGGAGGTCGAGGACTTCCTTGCCGCAACCAGCGAGTTCCGCAACAAGCGCACAGGTGAAGTCACGAAGGTTCCTCGGGGAATCGATCCGGGCTTCGCCTACAATGCCGGCGAGGCGCGCATGAAGGGCATCGCCCCGCCGCCGCTCGACGGCCCGATCGGCGTGCCGGCCACGAATCCGCCGCCCGACTTGCCTATGCCGCCGTCGCGCGATGTACCTGCCTCGCGGCTGCTGCCGGCCGGCCTGTCCGATGCGGAATATGTCGACGCCTTTCTCGGCGAGTTCGGGGCGACGCCGGATGAGCCGAAGCTTTTCATCGACGCGATCGGCGAGCCGCTCATCATCGGTCGGGCGCTGTTCGAGCGGCCGGACGGGCGGCTTAAGGTCTCGAAGCGCGGGCGTGAGCAGGCGCTGCTGCTGATCGCCGATGCGATCAAGGACCCGGACGAAATCTGGTGGACCTGGGAGAAGAGCCCGCGCTCCGGCGACTACACATTGTTCCGGCGTTACCTGACCCGCTTCAGTGTGGCCGGCCAGGCGAAGCCCATGTTCGCACTCTTCGATGTGTCGAAGCACGGATGGTCGGGCGTGACGGGCTTCGCGGCGGACCGGGACAACTATCTGCTGAATCAGCGGCGCGGCACGCTCGCCTACAGGCGCCCCAAAAAGTAAGGCCCGCCTTCTCGCGAAGCGGGCCGGTGGAGGGGCCTTTGAAGCGGCGCGGACCGGCGGCTTCCTCCACCCCCGAAATCTAGCAAAAAATCACCCGGCTTGCCAGCGGGCGCCTGCCCGCCGATGATGAGCCGGTAGCCGGGGCGTCCGTCCGGCCCGTAAGAGCCGTTAAGAGGCCTAAGAGCCGCCTCGGCGAGTTTCTGCGGGGCATCGGCCCCGGCAGCGCGGCGCGCACGTCACGGGCGCGCCCACAGCGCCATGGTTTCCCGGCCTTCGGCCGGGGAGCCCGCCGGACACCCGGCATCGTCCGGTGCTGAACCGCTTCACTCCCGACGCAACCTCTCAACACAGCCATTGTCCCTCCAGACATCGCCCCGCCGGGGCGTCGCCTTTTTGGGGACATCGACCTTGAGGGAGCTTCACCATGCCGATCTTCTGATTTCCGCCCATTCGGGCGGCGATGCGCTGCTGCGCTCCACGCATGCCGTGATCATCGGCGGCGACGTCCCCGAGACGATCCAGATACTTCCCCTCGGCACGTTCTATGGCCGGGACGGACGCGGGCCCTTCAAGATCGCTTCCAAGGCCGACGCACAGAAAATCATCGACAGTTCCCTGGCGCTTGCCGCCGGCGCGGATCTGCCGATCGATTACGACCACCAGACCGACTATGCGGCCGTGCCGGGCGTCGGCGGTACCGCCATCGCGGCAGGCTGGATCAAGGCGCTGGAGGCCCGCGACGACGGCATCTGGGCCAAGGTCGAATGGACCGAGGCCGCCGCCGCTCATCTCCGGGCGAAAGAGTATCGCTACATCTCGCCGGTCTACGCGCATTCCAAGGCCGGCGTGGTCTCGCTGCTTCTGCGCGCGGGGCTCACCAACAATCCCAATCTCGAACTGAAAGCCGTCGCGTCGGCACAACATCAAGAGGACGACATGGACTTCATTGCGAAGCTCCGGAAGGCACTCGGCCTGCCGGATACGACCAGTGAGGAGGATGTGCTCGCGCTTGCGTCGCGGCTGCAGCTTCACTCCACAAGCTTCACTGCCCTGGCCACGGCCGCCGGCCTGAAGCTGGACGACAAGAGCGAGACCGTTACGGCCATTGCCGCCGCGATAGGCGCCAAGGTGAAGGGCTTCGACGCCGCCGCCACAGCCGCCGGCCTCAAGGCCGACGACAAGCCGGAGCAGCTCGCCGTCGCCATCAACGCCGGCAAGGCGGCCGGCACGGTCGACCCCACGAAGTTCGTGCCCATCGACCAGGTCGTCGCGCTCCAGACGCAGCTCAACGAGCTGAAGGTTTCGGTCAACAGCGCCACCTCGACGGCGGCCGTCGACAAGGCGATCCAGGCGGGCAAGCTCATTCCGGGTCTGCGCGACTGGGGCATCTCGCTGCACTCCTCGAACCCGGCCGAGTTCGACAAGTTCGTCGAGGCCGCGCCCGTGGTGCTGAAGCCCGGCACGGAGGAACTGCTTGTCTCGGCGGCGGCCGGCGCAGACGGGCTCACCGACGACGAGCGGGCGATCTGCTCGGCGATGGGCGTCTCGCCCGAAGACTTCAAAAAGAACAAGGAGGCTTGAGCCATGCCGCTCGTTGCTGATCGCGATACTCCGTATCGCACGGGCGAGGATCAGAGTGATCCCGTCAAGGGCGCGACCAAGATTTTCGCAGGCTCCCTCGTCTGCCTGGACGCCAACGGCTGGGCCGTGCCAGGCGCGACGGCGACAACGCTCAAGGCGCGCGGCCGCGCCGAAGAGCAGGCCGACAATTCCGGCGGCGCCGACGGCGCCGAGGCGGTGAGAACCCGCAAGGGCGTTTTCCGCTTCAAGAACTCCGGCGCGGACCCGATCGACCGCTCCCATATCGAAGGCACGGCCTACATCGTCGATGACGAGACGGTCGCAGCCACGAACGGCACCAACACCCGCTCCGCCGCCGGCAAGATCGTCGATCTCGACGCCGCCGGCGTGTGGGTCGAAATCCGCTAACGGAGAAAACCTCACATGCTTGTCAATCGCGCGAACGTCACGGGGCTCTATACCGGCTTCAAGACGACTTTCAACGGCGCCTTCGCCGGCGCCACGCCGGTGTGGAACCGGGTGGCCATGGACGTTCCTTCGACCGCGTCCAAGGAAACCTACGCCTGGCTCGGTCAGCTTCCCGGCTTCCGGGAGTGGGTCGGCGACCGTGTCATCCAGAACCTCAAGCAGCACGACTACACCGTCAAGAACAAGAAGTTCGAGAGCACGATCTCAGTGTTGCGCGACCATATCGAGGATGACGAATACGGCGTCTTCTCGCCTTTGGTCAGCGAGATGGGCCGCCTCTCGGCCGTGCATCCCGACGAGCTGGTGTTTGCACTGCTCAAGACGGGTTTCGCCGGGCTCTGCTACGACGGCCAGTATTTCTTCGACACCGATCACCCGGTGATCCTTGAGAACGGCGCCATCGGCACCTGGTCGAACCATGGCGGCGGCGCTTCCACACCTTGGTATCTCCTCGACACGGCTCGGGCGGTAAAGCCGCTGATCCGGCAGAAGCGCCGCGACTACAACTTCCGGGCCATGACCGATCTCATGGATGAGAACGTCTTCATGCGGGACGAATTCGTCTTCGGGGTGGATGGCCGTTCCAATGCTGGCTTCGGTCTGCCGCAGCTCGCCTTCGGTTCGAAGCAGGCCCTCGACATCACAAATTATGCGGCGGCTCGCACCGCGATGATGGGGCTGAAAGGCGATCATGGGCGCCCGCTCGGCATCGCGCCGAACCTTCTGGTTGTTCCGCCTTCTCTCGAAAAGGCGGGCCTTGAAGTGCTCAAGGCTCAGCGCAACGCCGCCGGTGCGGACAACGTGTATGCCGGCACGGCCGAGCTGCTCGTCGTTCCCTGGCTTGCCTGAGCGGAGGGACAGCCATGAGCAAGAAAGTTCTCCGCATCACGAGCAAGCGCGCCGGCTTCATGCGAGCCGGCGTCGCGCACCCGGCCGAGCCCACGGATTATGCGCTCGGGTTCTTCAACCAGGATCAGCTTGCTGCCTTGCGCGGCGAGCCGATGCTCACGGTCGAGGAGGCCGATGCAACCGAAGCTGGCTTCGTCGTCACCGGTACGCCGGCCTCGCCGGTTGTGCCTCTCGGGAGCACCTTGCTCCTGTTCCCGATCGGGCCGGATGAAACGGTCGCACTTTCGCAGTTCATCGCAAACGGATTGCACAAGAGCGGCCTCACGGTCGATGCGTGGAACGCGCTCAGCGAGGCCGATCGGGCCGGATGGCTTCAGGAAGAAGTTACCGATGTCATAGATCGGCTTATGTCGAACCTTGGCGCCCAGTTCGACAGGCAAGTTGAAGAACTGACGACCCGCATGACAGCCGACAGGGAAGCGGCCGTCGCCGAAGCGCTCGAGAAAGCCGCCGCCGCTCATGAAGAAGCGCTGGGCGAGGCGCTGCAGAAGGCGGAGGCCGATAAGACAGCCGCGATCGAGGAAGCGCTCAAGAAGGCCGCCAGCAAGAAAACGGAAGCGGGCAAGAACGCCGGCTCCCAGAAATAACCCGCGCAGCAATGTAGCTCGCCGGGCGGTGCCGCGTATCCAGCACCGCCCGGCGGTTCAAGGGAAACGATCATGATCCTTTTCGATTTCATCCGCAGTGTCGCCAGCTGGGCCATCGCCCTCGCGGTTCTGCTGGTCAATCTCTTCGGCTTCACACAGATCCTCGCGATCGTACCGCCGCGCGGGACGCTCACCTGGGCGCGCATTCGGAGCTGGGCGCAGTGCCGGCATCGTGCCGTCTTTGGCGGCGGCATCCACATCGAAGCGAGCGCCGCCTGATGTCGTTTGACCTCCGCATCCGGGAAATCATCGCAGACTTCATCACGCCCTGTTCGATGGCGCCGGAGGAGATGCGCGACAACACGCGGCTCGTCGATGATCTGGGCGCGGACAGCCTTGAGATCATCGAGATGACGATGGCTCTGGAAGAAGAGTTCGAAATCGCGATCCCCGATGCGGCGGCCGAGGAGTTCAAGACCGTGCGCGACATCGTCAAATGCGTCCATGATGCGGAGGCGAAAAACGCATCATGACCTACGCGACGAAAGCAGACCTGATCGCTCGCTTCAGCGAACGGGAGCTTGTCCAGCTCACCGATCGTGGCGATGAGCCCACGGGTGCGGTCGACGATGCGCGCGTCGACCGCGCGCTTGCCGAAGCCGACAACCTGGTCAACTCCTATGTCGGCGCGCGATATCCGCTGCCCTTCCTCGCCATTCCGGAGCTGCTCGTGGATCTGGCGTGCGACATCGCACGCTACCGCCTCTACCAGGAAGGTGCGACCGACGAAGTGCGCGAGCGCTACGAGGATGCGATCAAGCGCCTGACGGCGATCTCGCGCGGCGACATGGTTCTCGACGCAGCCGGCGTCGAGCCTGCCAGCCGCGACGACCAGGTTTATGCCGATACCGGCGAGCGCATGTTCTCGCGCGACCGGATGCGGGGTGGATGATGACGGGCGTTTCCCTTTCCGTCGACATCGAAGACTTCAGGCCGCTGCAACGTCAGATCGACGGGCTGCTCAAGCGCACACGCGAACTGCGCCCGCTCATGGAGATCATCGGCGCCTATCTCGACTACGCGACAAAGCGCCGCTTCCTTCGCGGCGAGGCTCCGGACGGCGCACGCTGGCTTCCTTCTCTGCGGGTACAGCTCGGCGGCGGCCAGACGATGGTCGACAGCGGAAGGTTGCGCGACAGCTATGGCTGGCGTGCGACGGATACCAGCGTCGAGGAGGGGACCAACGCGATCTATGCCGGCATTCTCCATACCGGCGGGAAGATCGAGGCGAAGGGCAAGGCACTGCATTTCAAGATTGGTGGCCGCGATGTCTTCGCGAAGTCGGTCACGATCCCGGCGCGGCCGGCACTCGGCCTCAACGCCGACGACATCTCCGAGATCGGGTCGATCGTCAACGATTACATCGCCGGAGGTCTTCAATGATCGGCGAGATCGAGAACGCGATCCTCGGCCGCCTTCAGGCAGCGAGCGACAGCAATGTGCTTGGCTACAAGTTCCGGACGCTCGAAACCTATGGCGGACAGTTCGACGACCAGCGGCTTCCGGAGCTGGTGCAGTTTCCTGCCGGCTATGTCGTCTTCCTGGGCGACCGGCATAAACAGGAACACGGCGTCTTCGACGAATACGAGGGCACGTTCGCCCTCATTCTGGCGGCCACGAACTACCGCAACGAGCAGGCGACACGCCACGGCGCGGCCGGCGAGGTCGGAACCTATCAGCTCATCACCGATGCCAGGGCGCTTTTGAAACGGCAGACGTTCGGTCTCGATATCGGCGGTCTGACGCCGGGCGACGCCCGCCCGCTCTTCACCGGACAGGTCAAGCAACGACGGGCGTCGGTCTTCGCGGCCGAGTTCAAGACGACATTCACCGACGCCGCCGGCGTCGAGGCGAAGATCTCCGGGCTCGACGACTTCCTCCGGTTTCACGCCGACTGGGATGTGCCGCCGATCGGCAATGTCGGGGAGCCACCGGATTCCGAAAACGCCGACGCGGAAGACGACATCAACCTTGAAGGCGCAGGCGCGCCGCCAGCAGAGGGTAATTGATCATGGCCGAGAAAAAGTGGTTCGTGCCTGCCGATGGCAGCACGGTTTTCGATCCCGCTACCGGCAAGAAAGTGCCAGTGGAGGGCATGGCGGTCGAGGACACCGTCTATTGGCGCGGCTGCGTCGAAGCCGCCGACGGAACCTATCTCATGGGCCGGCAGGCCGCGCCGCCGGTGTCCATGGAGCCGCCGCTGGCCAAGCCGGCCGGCGGCAATGACCAGACCCGCAAGAGGAGCTGACAATGCCCGAGATCGATTTCCTTTCCATCCCGGCGGACCATCGCGACCCCGGCCAGTATATCGAGCTGGACAACCGCTTCGCGCAAATCGGCTTGCCGACGCAACCGCACCGCATCCTCTATATCGGTCAAAAGTTGGCGGCCGGTACCGCCGCCGCCCTGACGCCGACGCGGCTTTATTCTGACGACCAGGCGAAGGCGCTTTTCGGGCGCGGCTCGATGCTGGCGGCGATGTGGAAGGCGGGCGGCAAGGTCGACACGTCGACCGAACGCTGGGCGATCGCGCTTGCCGATCTGGAAGCGGGCGTACAGGCAGCGGGTTCCTATACGTTCGTCGGGCCATCCACAAAGGCCGGTACCGGTGCGCTTATGATCGGAGGCCGGTCGGTCAAGTTCGGAATCGCGAGCGGCGCTACCGCCGCCCAGATGGCGACCTCCGCCGCCGCTGCGATCAATGCCGATCTCGACCTGCCCGTGACGGCTGCCGTCGACGGCGTGGATACCACCAAGGTGAACGTCACGGCGCGGCACAAGGGCGAGGAAGGCAATGCCATCTCGCTGCTCGTCAACTACTACGAAGGCGAGGCGCTGCCCGAAGGCGCGACGGTCACCATTGCGGCGATGGCGAACGGGACCGGCAATCCGGACATCACTTCCGTTTTCACGGCAATCGGCGACGCACCCTTCCAGACCTTCATCATGCCGTTCAACGACGAGGCGAACCGGCTGGTGCTGGAGACGGAACTGGCGGCGCGCGCCGGGCCGATGAAACAGATTGAGGGCCTCGCCTATGCAGCCAAGNGCGGCGAGCCACGGCGCGCTCCTGACCGTTCGGTGAAACGCGCAACAGCGAGTTCACATCGACGCTCGGCATCCAGGGCATGATCAACACGCCCTGGGAAACGGCGGCGGCTTACGGCGCCGCCAGCGCTTTCGCGTGCCGCGTCGACCCGGCCCAGCCGCTGCAGACGGTCCCATTGCCCGGCCTTCTGGCACCGTCGATGGCGGACCAGTTCAACAGCGACAAGCGCAACATCGCGCTTCATAACGGCATCGCGGTGGCCAAGGTAGATGAGGGCGGCGTCGTCCGCATCCAGCGCGCCATCACGCATTACCGCGCGAATGCCTTCGGCTTGCCCGACGAGAGCTATCTCGACAGCGAGACGTTGCGGACGCTCTTCTATATCCGCTTCGACCTGCGCGCGATGGTCGCCCAGCGCTTCCCGCGCTCGAAGCTCGGTGACAACGGCGCTGTCGGCAAGGGCGTGATGACACCAGACATCATGTACGACCAGATCATCGGCCGCGCGATCCTCTGGCTCAAAGCTGGCCTTATCGAGGATCTGGACGGCCTCAAGGAAAACCTGATCGTCCAGCGGTCGATCAGCGACCGCAACCGCCTCGATGCTCGCATTCCCGCCAACGTGATCAACGGTCTGCGCACCTTCGCCGGCCAGATCCAGTTCATCCTCTGAGGAGCCACCCATGCCCCCGCTTTGTAGGCAGAGCCCACCATCACCGTCGACGGCGTCGAGTCTTCTCTCGATGCCGGGCGCCACGATCGATATCGGCGGCGTCAAACGCAACCCGATCGTCACCGATGCCGGTGTCGTCGGCCACGCGGCCGAACCGGTGCCGGCGCGCGTTGAATGTCAGCTTTCCATGGACAAGGACACACGCCTCGCCGCCCAGCGCGACTGGGAGGATGTGACGGTGAGCTTCGCTTGCGACACCGGCCAGAGATACGTGATCGCCAGCGCGTTCTCCGAGAACCCGCCCAAGGTGACGGCCAAAGACGGCGGACAGATCCCCGTCGCGCTCGTCGGCCCTGCGGCAGTCGAGAACGCCTGACCGTCGGCAATGCGCAACCGGAAGGTCCGGTGCGCCCAATTCCAAGAGGAGAGCAGAAATGAGCAATTCCGACAGCGAAGACCCTATCGCGATCATGGAGCGCGAGAAGAAGGCCCGCGCGGCCGCGCGTGTCATGGAAGGCCCCGGTCCTTACGAAATCCCGCTCGACTATCCGTTCACCGCGAAGGTGAAGATGGAGGGCGGTGCGGAGCGCGAAGAACGCATCACCGTGCTGACGGTGCGGCGTCCGGTCATGAAGGAGGTCACCTCGTCGGGAGATCGGGCAACCAAGTTCGGTGGCGTCAGTGCCGTCTACTGGCTCGCCGCGCAGCTTACCGGCCAGCCGCAAAACGTGATCGAGGCGATGGATCCCGACGATTTCGCGGAGGTCGAAGCGATCATCGAAGTTTTTACGCAGAAGCTTCAGGGTACTGCTGGGAAGACGTCCTCGGCGAAGTAGCCGCGGCCTTTCATTTCCAGCCTTCCGAACTCGATGCCATGACGCCACAACAGCTCCTGGTGTGGTACCGGCAAGCGGAGCGCCTCTTTGCTAAACCTTAGTCTGATCATCAAGGCATTTGATCGCGCGTCGGCGCCGCTACGCGGTGTCGGAAATGCGATCGACAATGTCGCGTCGCGCTCGCGCAACGCCGGGCGGACAATGGCGGCATGGGTGAACGGGTCGGGCATCGAACGGATGCGGACGCGGATCAATGGCGTCGCCACGGCCTGGGACAACGTCTCACGACGTGCGGGGCAGATGGCGATCCGGGTCGGCGCGGCGCTGGGCATTGCGGGCTATGCATTCAAAACGCAGTTCCTGGATACGGCGTCGAAATTCGAGCGGTTCCAGACCATCCTCGAAACGCTGGAAGGCAGTGCGGAGGGCGCGAAGCGCGCGATGGACTGGGTGTCGGAGTTCGCGGTGAAGACGCCCTACGAGCTGGACGAAGTCATGGATTCGTTCGTGAAGCTTCGGGCCTATGGCATGGACCCGACGCTTGGCCTGCTCGCGACGCTGGGCGACACCTCCGCCGCGATGGGCAAGCAGCTCGTCACAGCGGTGGAGGCGATCGCTGATGCCGTCACCGGCGAGAACGAACGGCTCAAGGAATTCGGCATCAAGGCACGGCAGGTCGGTTCGCAGATCGTCTATGAGTACAGCCAGAACGGCAAGACGATGACGGCGGTCGCGCAGAAAAACAGCCGCGAACAGATCCAGGCGGTGCTGGAAGCGATCTTCAACGAAAAATATGCCGGCGCGATGTTGAAGCTGTCGAAGACCGGCGAGGGCCTGTGGTCGAACCTCATGGACCTCAAGACGCGCTTCACCAAGGACGTGATGGATCGCGGCCCCTACGAGGCACTGAAAGCGCGGCTGGAAGACGTGCTCAACCGCGTGACGGTGATGGGCAAGGACGGCCGCCTGGACCGTATCGCGCAGAGCTGGGCCGATGCATTCCTTCGCATCTTCGACAGCGTGGACCGGTTGATCTTCGGCTATGAGCTTCTAGGTGCGAAGGGGAAGGCGTTGCAGGTGCCTGGTCTGGTCCAGACGCTGCCCCGCCGCCTTGAGGAAATCGAAGCGCGGATGAAGCCGGTGGTCGATCTCTTCGGCGGCTGGGGCAACTTCCTCGCCGCCGCCGCCGGCGCGATCCTGTTCGGGCCGCTTCTCGCCGCGATTGGGAGCCTCATCGCGGCCATGACGATGCTGGGCGTGGCGTCGAGCGGCACTCTTATGAAACTCGCTCTATGGAGTTTCGGCCCGGCCATCGCCGCCATCGGGAACTTCGTCACCGCGCTGCGAGCGGGTTATGGCGTGGTGGCGGCTTTCAATCTAGTGCTCGCCGCTAACCCCATCGGTGCCGTCGTCGTCGCCATTGCCGCGCTGGCGGCGGGAGCCGTATCTCATCTATCAGAATTGGGAGCCCGATCTCCGCGTTCTTCAGCGACTTCTGGGAAGGCCTCANGACCGCCTTCCTCGACGGACTGGGCGTTCATCAAGCCGTATGTCGACAAAATCGGCGCCGTCCTCAAATGGACGCCGGTTGGCATCGCCCTCACTGCCGCCCAGACAGCGGGCAGCTATCTGTCGGGCGCTGGCACCGAAGGAGGCGGTGCACCCAAGGTCGCGCCGGCGGGCACGGGACCCGTGCAGGCCGAGATCGGCGGCCGGCTCGAAATCCACGTGACAGCCGACGGCCGCACGGAGACCAAGGCCACCTCCAAAAACCCGAACCTCGACCTGCCGGTCACCTCCGGCCTGGCAATGGGTGGTGCTCGATGAGCTGGCGCGACGACTTGCGGCCGGCGAGCTATCGTGGCGTCGCCTTTCACGTGATGCAGTCGAGCGAGCATTTCGGCCGGAAGACCGTTCTGCACCGCTACCCGCTTCGCAACAAGGCCTATCTCGAAGACCTCGGCCGGGACGTCGACGTCTACGAGCTGGACGCTTTTGTCATCGGCAACGACTACATGGCTCAGCGCGACGCGCTGAAGGCGGCGCTGCTCCAAAGCGGTCGCGGCGAGCTGGTTCATCCTTATTACGGCACACTGCAGCTCTCGGTTCTCGGCGAGGCGAGCGTCACCCATTCGGTGCGTGACGGTGGCATGGCCTGGTTCCGCTTTGCCCTGGTCGACACGGACGACAACCCCTATCCGGACGCGGCGGACGATACGCGCTTCGGTGTTGCCTCGGTCGCGAGCTGGGCGGAAGAGGCTCTGGGTGTCTCCTTCGCCGGCGTATTCGATGTGCTGGCGGCGGCCGACTTCGTTGCGAGCGAGGCGGCGGAGATTGTCGGTGAAGCACTCTCTGCGATCAACGGCGTGGCCGGTTCCATCATTTCGGCGGGCGGTGAACTCACCTCCTTCATCGGTCTGATCGAGGAGACGCAAGGCGCGATAGACCGGCTTCTCCAGGCGCCCGCAACCCTCGCGCAGAAGCTGACTGGTGCCGTCGACGGACTGCTCTTTCTCAACTCGTCGGAGGATACTTCCTCGAGGACATACAGGGCGCCGCTCAGGGCGACCGTTCGTCTGACCGAGTTCGGGAGCGATCTGCCTGCCGTGCCGCAAACGACGCCGTCGCGCGCCGTGCAGGCAGCCAATCAGCAGGCCGTCGTTTCACTCGTACGCCGCAGTGCCGTCATTGCGGCCGCGCGCGCCGCCGCCGATATCGACTTCACAAGCTATAACGACGCGGTGGCGACCCGCGACGAACTTGCGGAAATATTCGAGAAAGAAATCGTCGCGGCGGCCGACGCGGGCGACGACGTGGCCTATGAGGCACTGGCGGCCGTTCGCGGCGCGATGGTCGCCGATATCACCCAGCGTGGCGCACCGCTTTCGCGCCTCGGCACCTATACGCCGCCGGTCACCATGCCGGTGCTGGTGATCGCCCACCGCCTCTATGGCGATGCGTCCCGCGCCGACGAAATTGCTGCGCGGAACGGGCTGCGGCATCCCGGCTTCGTTCCCGGTGGCGAACCTCTGGAGGTTCTCGTCGATGACTGAATCTCAGGAGATCGTCCGGCTCGGCGTCGATGGGGTCGAATATGGCGGCTGGAAGGACGTTGCCATCACCCGCTCGATCGAGACGCTGGCAAATTCGTTCGATCTGCGGCTGTCCGAGAAGTGGTTCGACCCCGCCCAGGTGCGGCCGATCGCGGCGGGCGATGCCTGTACGGTGTCGATCTCCGGCGAGACCGTCATCTCCGGCTGGCTGGACGACGATAATCCGGAACTCGATGACGGCCTGCATGAAGTGCGCGCCGCCGGTCGCGACACGACGGGCGACCTGGTCGATTGCTCGGCCGTCCATCGACCTGGCGAATGGCGGGGCCGCACCGCGCTTCAGCTCGTCTCGGCACTTTGCGCGCCGTTCGGTATTCCCGTCTCGGCGTCAGTCGACGTCGGGAAGACCTTCTCCGTCTTCAAACTCAACGAAGGCGAGAGCGTATTCGAAGCGATCGAGCGCATCTGCAACGCGCGAGCGCTCCTTGCCGTCGCCGACGGCAAGGGCGGCTTGCTGTTGATGCGCTCCGGTGCCAATGCGCGTCGCATCGAGGCACCGTTGGTCGAGGGCGTGAACATCAAGCGCATTGCCGGCATCAATTCGATGGTCGAGCGCTACTCCGAAATCACCGTCAAGGGCCAGCAGACGCAGCTTGACGGCATGACGCCGGAACAGGCGGCGGGCCCTTCGGCCGTTGCCCGCGATCCTTTCGTGAAGCGCTATCGCCCGCTGCTCATCGTCGCGGACGAAGAGAGCGACGGCCTGACGGCCGCACAGCGCGCGCGGTGGGAGGCCAGCATCCGCGCTGGCCGCGCCCGCAAGGCGGAAATCACCGTCCGGGGCTGGCGCAATGCGACCGGCGAACTCTGGGTCCCGAACACCATCATTCCCGTCCGCGCGCCGACGGTTCGCGTCGACACGGAGATGCTGATCGTCACGGCGCGGCTGGAACATGGCGAGTATGGCGAGCTGGCGACGCTCGGTGTGTGCCGCCCGGAAGCCTACGACCTCGTGGCGATCGAGGAGAAGCAGAAGAAGGGCGGCGCGGGCGACGAGCTGACCGGCACGCACCGCTATGTCGGCTCCGAATTGGTCAAGGAGAGGCAGAATGGCGGCCAGTGACGTTCGCAAGATCGTCGAGGCAATGACCGCGCCGCTGAAGCGGAGCATGCGGCTCATGCTGTCGACAGGGACCGTCTCGCTGACAGACGCAGAGCGCGAAATTCAGGTCGCCCAGGTCAAGGGTCTCGGCGGCGAGGTGATGGACGATGTCCAGTATTTCCAGCATTGGGGCTTCACGAGCCGCCCGCTGAAGGGCGCATCGGGCCTTCTCGGCACGCTGCTCGGCTCGCGCGGCCGTACAGTTCTGCTTGGCAGCGCCGATGCGCGCTGGCGGCCGAAGGATCTCGCGGAAGGCGAAAGCTGCCTCTTCGACGACAAGGGGCAGCGTATCTATCTTCGCCGTGACCGGATCGAGCTGATCTCGCCGATGCAGGTTGTCGTGACGACACCCTCGGTTACGATCGATGCCGCTCAATCGACGTTCAAAGGCGACGTCCAGGTCGACGGCAATTTCCACGCCGACGGCACTGTCCTCTCCGACACTCAAGTGTCGGTGGGCAACATCCACCTCACCGGCCACCGTCACTCCAATGTCCAGAATGGCGCCGGCACCTCCGGCGAGGCGGTGCCATGACCGATCTCGCTCTCATCCCCACCGGCGACGGTCTCGCGGCCGATCTGGGCTTTGGCGCCGATCTCGAGACGGACGATGGCCTGAGGACCGCAGTGCTCATGTCCGTCTGGACCGACGCCCCGGCGAACCGGGACGATCTCGCCCGCTTCGGACTTGCGGGCGAGGATCCACGCGGCTGGTGGGCAGACAGCGTTGTTCCGGCGGCCGCGAACGACGTAACCGGGTCGCAGCTCTGGCTTCTGGCGCGGGCGAAACAGACCGAAGAAGTAAGGCGCATTGCCGTCGACATGGCGCGCAAGTCGCTCGCATGGATGGTTGAGGATGGCGTCGCTTCCACTGTCACGGTCATCGCCGAATGGCGGTCACCGGGTGTGCTTGCCTGGCGCGCGCAGATCGAACGGCGGCAGGGTGGCCGTTTCGACGTCGAATGGCTGCAAACGATGGCGGCTCAGGGATAGATCATGGCTTTTCCTCGCCCCACACTCACCCAGCTCGTCGCGCGGATCGAAGCCGATCTGGCGGCCGAGTTCCCTTCCAGCTCCGGCATTCGGCGTCGCATGCTGCGCGTGATCGCGCGCGTCATGGCAGGCGTGGCCTACGGCCTCTATGCCTTCATCCATTGGGCTTCCCGGCAGATCCATCCGAGGACTTCCGATCTGGAAGCGCTTCGCGAGCAGGCCGCATTCTGGGGTGTCGCGTGGCGCCCGCGCGCGAAGGCTCATGGCTCGGCGGTTTTCAGCGGTACCGACGCTTCCGTCATCGATGCCGGAACGCTCCTGCAGCGGCGAAGCGACGGCGCCGAGTTCACGACAGATGAAGAGGCGACGATCGCCGCCGGTACCGCTATCGCCAATGTTACGGCGGTTGAGGCCGGTGCGGCCGGCAACACGGCCGCCGGTGCGGAATTGATGCTCGTCTCGCCGATCGCGGGGGTTTCCGGGACGGCGCTTGCCGGCGAGGCCTCCATTTCCGGCGGCGCCGACGACGAGAAGCCCGAGAGGCTTCTCGAAAGGCTTGAACAGCGCGTGCAGAACCCACCCGAGGGTGGCGCGGACCATGATTACGAGCGCTGGGCGCTGGAGCGCCCGGGCGTGACGCGCGTGTGGGTCTATCGCCGCTGGCTCGGCGCTGGAACGGTCGGCGTCACCTTCGTCTATGACGACCGCGACGACATCATTCCGACCGCGCAGGACGTCCTCGACATGCAGGCCTATCTAGAGGCCCCCTCGCGCGGCCCCGCCACGGCTGACATCATCGCCTTCGCACCGACTCCCGTCCCGCTCAATCCCGATATCTCGCTGACGCCCGACACGACTGACACACGCGCAGCCGTCGTCGCGGAGCTGAAGGATTTCCTCTACCGCGATGCGCGACCGGGCGGCGTGCTGCGGCTGAGCCGCATCGACGAAGCGATCTCGATTGCGGCCGGCGAAGATCATCACGTTTTGAATTCACCCGTCGCCGACATCGTCTCCGAGCCTGGCCAGATGCCGGTGCTCGGTGTGCCGAGCTGGGGTGCGTAATGGCGCTGCCCGATCGATACGCGACCCTGTGGTCTCAGCTCCTGCCGCGCGGGCTTGCCTGGCCGCGCGCGCTCGACTCGGTGACGTATCGGTTGGGACGGGCACTGGGGGCGGAGTTCGCCCGCGTTCACGAGCGCGCCGAGGACCTGCTTGTCGAGGCGGATCCGGCAACAACGGTCGAGCTGCTCGATGAGTGGGAAGAATTCGCCGGTCTGCCCGATCCCTGCAACCCGCTCGTGCAGACGCGCCGCGAAAGGCTGCAGGCCCTCAAGACGCGGCTGACCGACATCGGCGGTTCAAGCTTCGACCGATACACGCGGCTCGCCGCCTCGCTCGGCTACGACATAGAAATTTCGACCTTCCGTCCGTTCGAATTCGGGCGCTCGGCCTTTGGCGGCAGCGACCAATGCGGCGGAACGCATCTGCGCTCGCTGTTGCGCATCAAGGTGCTGGGGCCGCGCGTGACGCCATTCGAGTTCGGCATGTCGGAGTTCGGCCGCGACCCGATGGCCCGCATCGCGCGCGCGGAAGACTTTGAGTGCCGCCTCGACCAGATCGTCCACAGTCACATTCTTTTGCAAGTCGGCTACGAAGGAGCCTGAATATGGACCGCTACGATCCGCTGAATGCCGTCGCGCCCGGCGAAGCTTACCGGAACGCCAATGAGGGGACGGGCGACGAAGGCTCGTTTCCGAATGCCCTGGGCTTCGATGCGACGATGACCGAAATTGTGAATGCCATCGTGGCGCTTGGCGGCGTGCCCAGCAACGCAAGTTGGGACCAGCTCGGGGCGCGGATCATTGCTTACGTGGCAACACAAGACGACGCCCTCTCCACTGCGCTGACGGCTTTGCTCGCCGGAAAGGTTGCCAAGACGGGCGACGCGGTGACGGGCCTAATCGACAGCACGATCGCGGCAGGTGCGGGGCTCCGCCTCACGATATCCGACAATACCGCGGCGCTTATCCAGTCGCTCCTTTTCCGCCGTGGCGACGGCTCCGGAACGGTGGCACAGTTTCAGACGAGGGGCGACGCGGCAAACGGGATCGACCAGCTTCGCCTGAACTTCACGGGTGGGCAATCCTACACCTTCAACAAGGCCGGCAATCTCCTTCTCGGGGCCGACCCAAGCGCGGCGCTCGACGCGGCGACGAAGCAGTATGTCGACGGCCGCGAGGTGCCGACCGGGACAACCATCCTGTTCAATGGAACTTCCGCGCCTGCCGGGTTCCTGAAGGAAAACGGCGCAGCTGTCTCGCGGACGACATATGCCGCGCTCTATGCGGTCATCGGAACGGCTCATGGTGTCGGAGACGGCGCTACGACGTTCAACTTGCCGGAATCGCGCGGCGAATTCTTCAGGGCGCTCGATGACGGGCGCGGTATCGATGCCGGTCGCGCGCTCGCCAGCGCTCAAGCCGATGAGCTGAAATCTCACAGGCACGCCCTGTCGAAGCGTGGCGGCAACAATAGCGTTTCATCAACGAGCCTCGTGGCCGGCGCAGGCTCCGCCAACGTCGCCTTCGACGCCGACATCATGGATTTGACTGGCGGTGCGGAAACGCGCCCGCGCAACGTGCCGAAACTTGCCTGCATCAAGTACTGAGGAAACATCATGAACATTCATCACTATCATCCCGTGACGGGCATCTATTGCGGATCGTCTTCAGCCGATCCGGATCCGCTCGAACTCCTCAATGCACAGCGTGCTGCGCGGGAGCCGATCGAGGATGCCGCGCGGGCGGTTCGTGCCGCTGCCGCAGAGACCGCGATCGTCATTCTCACCAGTGCCGTCGAGACCGCACAGCAGGCTTTGGTGACGGGCGTCGCCGCGCTCGACGAAGAAGCTGAAGACTACGAGACGGCGCTTCAGGCTCTCATCGCCGCCCGCGACGCTGCTCTTGTGACGGCTGAGGACGTCTATCGGGCTGCAATGGATGCTGCCGATGCAGCGCTCGCCGACTCCATGGCAGAGGCGGAAGCCGCGGCCGCCGCCGTGGAGCCGGTTGTCTGGCTGGTGCCGGGCTCTGCAACTCTGATCGCGCCGCCCGCGCCAGGAGAGGGCATGCAGGCCGTCTTCAACGGCGAAACTTGGGATCTGTCGGAAATTCCGGGAATCGGGGCTTAGCCCCGGCACACCCGCCGGTTCGGCGGGAGATGGGCGCGCCAACGCCCAGAGCTACGCGGCTGGAACCGCGCGTATCGGCAAGCCTAGGTCTTGCTTCCACCCCGCCCGTCAGGCCGGACCTGACGGCGCTGATATGCACGGTTGAATCCATGGAGTCCATGCCTGTTAACGACCCGCCGCCGCCCGGTTTCAACGCACCCGGCCGGCAGCGGGATATGTCGGCGGCAAGCGCAATCTGGCCGCGCGCCTGGTCAAGCTGATCGAGGCGGTGCCGCACGAGACCTATGCCGAGCCTTTTTGCGGTATGGGTGGCGTGTTTTTGCGGCGTCAGAGCGCGCCTCGCTGCGAGGTCATCAACGACGCCTCGCGGGATGTCGCGACCTTTTTCCGGATCCTGCAGCGGCAGTTTTCCGCAGTTCATCGACACGCTCAAATTCCAGATCACGAGCCGGGCGGCCTTCGACCGGCTGGCCGAGACGCCGCCGGAAATCCTTACCGATCTGGAGCGAGCAGCACGCTTCCTCTACCTCCAGCGCCTCGCTTATGGAGGTAAGGTCTCCGGCCGCAATTTCGGCGTCCAGACGAGCAGCGGCGCTCGCTTCAACATCAACACGCTGGTGCCGCGACTGGAGGAAATCCACGAACGGCTCGCGGGCGTCATCATCGAATGCCTGCCCTACGAGGAATTCATCGGCCGCTACGACAAGCCGGGCACGCTCTTCTATCTCGACCCGCCTTATTGGGGCTCGGAGGGCTACTACGGCAAGGAGCTGTTCGGTCGCGAGGACTTCGCACGGCTGGCGGCGCTTCTCCGCTTGATCAAAGGCCGCTTCATCCTCTCGATCAACGACGATCCCGGCGTGCGAGAAGTCTTCAAGGGCTTCGCCATGAAGGCGGTCGATACGACCTATTCGGTGCGCGGCGGCAAGAACCAGAAGACAGCAGCAGAGCTGATCATTACAGGAGGGCGGAGGTGAAGGATCGCTTCACGTTCGGCGAAATGGCAAAGCCCTACATTCAGGAATACGGTTGGGCGATCTTTCCGGTTTCGCGCAACAAGGTGCCGCTCGTTAAGGGTGGCTGCCATGCCGCCACGACGATGCAGGATCAGATCGATGCATGGGCGGATGAGTTCTCGTGGGCGAACGTGGCCGTTGCTTGCGGCGACGTGAACGGCATTGCTGTACTCGATGTCGACTATCCGGAAGGCGTTGACTGCCTCGCGCGGATATTCGAGCAGGATTTTGAGCCATTCGGCGAGACGATCGAAGCCGCGACACCGAGCGGCGGCCGCCACTACTATTTCATCCAGCCGGACGTGACGCTGAAGAACCGTGCGGGCCACATCGCACCCGGCCTCGACATTCGCAGCACCGGCGGCTCGATTATCGCGCCGCCGTCGATGCACCGCTCCGGCCGTCGCTATGAGTGGGTCAACTCGCCAGACCGCTGGTGCTCAGACGGCTTCGTCGTGCCGGCTCCGATGCCTTATTGGCTCCGGATGAAGGCGGCGGCCGAGAAGCCAGTCGACCCGGTGAAGGCCCGTGCCGCGCGCGAGCGACCTCCATCGTCAAATCCTCACAAGGTGCTGGATATGGAGGAGGCCGAGTTGCGCCAGGCGCGGCCGGGCACCCGGAATTACGCCCTCAACAAAGCGGCCTTTGTGTTCGGCCAGTTCGCGGCCGAGAATGCGGTGGGTGAGGCGGAAGCGGAAGCGCGGCGTTATGGCTGCGGCGCTGTCGATCGGCTTGGACCGACCGGGAAGCCCGTGCCGAACCAGTCAAGGGGCGGCTTCCGGGGCAGGATTGGGTCAGCCGCGTGAGGGGAGGAAGAGCGCATAGGTGGCCATGCTGTTGTCCTGGGCGAAGCGGACCGCCATGTCGGCCGCCGTGCCGACATCCTCAAAAACGTCGACCTCCGCCCCGTTGTGCCGCAGCTCAAAACCGCCCCGCGTCTTGCTGATATGGAAGTCGTTCGTGCATTCGCCGGTCATAGGAAAGCCCCCTTGTTTTTGGTCGTGGACACATGGAGCAAGCGGGGGCCTGTTCAAGTCTCAAAGCACTTTTTTCCGCGCTCTGAGTCGGCCATCCCGCCGGGCACCGGCGGCAAAATCGACAGGCCACTGCCGCCGCGATAAGGTGGCCCCAGACACCCGGAGATTACCCATGCACCGCCCCTTGGCTTTTGCCCTAGCCCTAACGGCGCTCTCGACGGCTCAGGCCGCCGACCTACCGCCCATGCCGACGACGGCCGCGATCGTGCCCGTCGCATCGCTTGCCAGCGCCACGCCCGCCACGGTGGCGGCCGAGCTGGGCTCTCCTGTCTCATGCCAGGCCAGCAAGTACGGCCAGCGGTGTTTCTATTTGGGCGGTGCTGTGGAGGTCGTATTCATCGGCGGGCTGGCCGACTGGATGACAGTCTACCCGGCAGACGCCTTCCTGACGCCATCGAGCCTTACCCAGCTCGGCTTGCCGGGTGACCTGGAGCCCGCCGCCGACTCCGGCGACATGATCCGTTGGGAAGGCCAGCAAGGGCTCAGGGAGGTCGCCGCCTATGCCGGCGAGGGCGGCCGGGTCTCGTATTTCCACGTCAAGGCAATGACGCCCTGAGAGGGCTCTGAGAGCCCTCTTACGGGCTCATCAGAGAGGCGCGCGGCGGCGGGCGCTACAATGCTTCTAAACCTGAAAGTTGTATGCTCCGGAACCTAGTGGCACCCACTCCGGAAACAAATGCCGCGCTACACCGAACGAGCTGACGCTCGTTCGACCCTCCCACAGGGGGAGGGTGGTCCAGATGTCAACTTGCTGTATAAGACGTATACAGATGAAAGAGGAAGAATCTCATGCCGAACCCGCGCGAAACGCAATCGAGCATCTCAGGCTGGGGCGAGGAGACGTTCGGTCCCGTCGCAAATCCCGTGGCGCTGGCGAAGCGGGCGAGCATCGAGATGGACGAACTCATTGAGGCGCTGGAGAAGGGCGACACCGAGGAAGCCGCGCACGAGACGGCAGACGTTCTCATTCTTCTCAACCGGCTCGGCACCACGCTCGGCTTCGAACTCGCCGACGCCGTCGATACGAAAATGAAGGTGAACCGCGCCCGCCAATGGATTCCGGCCGGCGACGGAACGGGCAGGCACCGGGACTAAACCGCCCGTACCTTTTCCCGCAGCCATGGCTCCAGCTTGTCGAAGCGGAACTCGCCGCGTTCGAATAGACCGATCATGAAGTCATAAGCGGCGACCGGGTCTTCCTCGAACAGATATCCATTGAGCCGCAGGAAGACGTCCGCGACAGCAAAGGCGATGCGCTTGTTGCCGTCGATGAAGGGATGATTGATGGCGAGGCTTTCGAGAAGCGCCGCCGCCTCCGCGATCACGTCCTCGTAATAACCTGTCTGCGGGCGAAAGAGCGCGGACTCGACCGCGCCCATGTCGCGCACGCCATGCGCACCGCCATAGAGATCGATCAGTTCCTCGTGAATCGCGAGAACTTCCGCAAGCGTCAGATAGTCGGGCAT